TAAACCACAGAACGCCGTCAGGTTTTCCAGATTTCTGGGTAGCCTTAATATGATAAAAAAATTCCATCTTGGAGCCTCATTTGGGTGTAAGATACCCAACAGCTGATGATCGCCGCCTTGGGTAGTGGTCATTGGTCAAAACTCGATTCCGGAAAGCTTTGGTCGGCTGACCGGGTACTTAACCCGCCTTGCGCGGGTTTTGTGCTTATTGGACGCTGGTTTTTTTCGCCAGCTGGGAGACAAGCACGCCATCAAGCGCATCCAGCACAGGGTCGAACGTGGTGTTCGACGGGATCTTGCTTACTGCGCGGATTACTGCTGAAACTGAGATATCTCCTTCACGCAGGCTGTAACCACCTCCGGGCCCTCTGTGCGAGGTTACAAGGTTGCCGCTGCGCAACCGCTTGAAAATTTGCTCCAGATAGGAAACCGAGAGCTTCATTTCTTTACTCAGTGTGGCGAGCGGTACAGGCGTTCCGCGGTAGATTCTTTCCAGAACTGCAACGGCCTGGACAGATGCCATCACTCGTTTCATTCCAAATTCCATAGTGGATCCCTTCTGGGCCAGTCAGGCCATTGGTCAAAACTCGATTAAAAATGTAACGCTGGCTGTTGGTCGTCAGCCGATTTGTACGGGTAACACAGTCCTTTTACGTGCTGCTCTGCGGCAACTGCTTCACAAATGGCTTCGGTTTTATAGAGACCGAGCATGATGTCTGAGCATTCCCCGGTGAGGGCGCAGACTGGAATGATTAAGGCGAAGAACATGCTCATGCGTTTAATTCTGGATTGCCTTTCTGCGCCATGAAGTAGCAGAACTTGCGGATCAAGACTTCAACGATGTTAAGGCGAATGGCCTGCAGTTTTACGGGGTTACGTGCATAGTCGATCATAGTTATCTCCTTATTGCCATTTACGTCTGGCCGACGGAACGGTAAAGCCTGCTGCGCGATTGCTTTTGTCATCTCATCCGGTGTTTCGTATGCCGCCGGCAGCTACTTCGTGGGCGTCCTGCCTGGATGACTCTTTGTGATGGGAGAATTATTATCGAAGTAATCGATAATAGTCAAATTAAATTGATAGGTAAGGGCGTAAAAAAGCGGCAGGTTAGGATTAACCTACTCGAGAGGGGCATAGGAGCAATTTGGAATTATTTGGCTGGTGGAATCAGATTTCTTTTTTGTAAATAAGAGGTTGCGAATTCATCAAGCTCCTTAAGTCGCAGTTCTATCATCCTGATTATTTTTTCTTTTTCATCTTCAGTTGGCAGCTCTTCAAAAACTTCGAGGAGTCTAGATTGCAACTCAGACTTTGGCTTAACTGCTGGCTTTAATGCCCACGGGTCATGATCCTCTAAGGGTTCATGCTCCTCCATGAAAAACCATGAAAGCGGGTAGCCCGTTGCAGACGGAAGGCGGTTTAAAATTTCAGACCGAGGCAATATGTCGGAATTGCACCAACCATTAACAGACTGAGCTTTAACACCAAGCCTGCGTGCCAGCTCCGATTGGGAAATCCCAAGATCATTAATCGCTTTTAGCAGTCTCTTTCCGAAGTTCATCTCTTTATCCATTCAGATACTTAATGCCAATTATACAGATTTTTTCTGTAGTCTCTCTTATCGAAATAATTTGACGATATCGATTTAATTTGATTTATTAGTGCTCATCGATACCAACAGAGATGAACCAATGAAGATATCAATTCAAAAAAAGCTCTTAAGCGTCTGCAGCCAGGCTGAGCTTGGGCGTCGTATGAAGAGAAGAGCCCAGACAGTAAATGGCTGGTTTAAAAACAAAATCCCTGGAGAACTGGTTCTCAAAGTAAGTGAGGTTGTGGATTTCAAAGTAACTCCGCACGAGTTACGCCCTGACCTCTATCCAAACCCCACTGATGGTTTACCTCAAAAGGAAGCCTAATCATGCAATCAGTAACGTTTGAACATCTTAACCGACAGAATACCGCTCCGCTGAAAACCCGAAATCAGATTGAGCATCGGCGCCGGGACTCAACGCGCCATCGCGCGATTCTTTCTGCCGTTCGTGAGTGGGAGGCAACTATCCCTGGTCAGGCACAGGACGTAGTTACGCAGCTGGTGGCCGAACAGTGGGCAAAGGAAGGCGGGCGAGGGATCACTGTGAACAAACAGAACCTTTATCGCTACCTGAAAAACGAAACTAACTCCGGCAAATACACGGCCTATGTCATGCAGCTCGCGAACGCGATCGGTACCGCCATGCCGATAGAGATCGCCAGAAAACACGGTCTCCGTCAGGGTAAAACCGATATCGAGCTGGTGGCTGAGGCGATTAAAGAGACCGGCGAGCACCACCAGGCAAAATTGTTGGGTCTCCCGAGCAAGAAGCAAGCGAAGGAGGGATTTGAGAACCTCTTGGCTAACGCAGCACTTTTACCCGGTGAGCTTGCCGGGGTGATGATTGCTCATCTCCAGGCACTAGCACCACTTTTTACGTAATCGAGTTTTGACCAATGACCACACGTCCCGGTGCGCCGGGCAACAGGAGTAAACATGGCAGCGCTGCCCTATATGCAACTCTACATTGCTGATTACCTGGCGGACACCATGCATCTGTCTACTGAAGAGCACGGCGCTTACCTGCTGCTGATGTTCAATTACTGGCAGACAGGAAGACCCATTCCTAAAAACCGGCTGGCAAAAATCGCACGGTTGAGTAACGACCGTTGGAACGCCGTTGAGCCTTCGTTAAAAGAGTTTTTCAACGATAACGGTAGCGAATGGTCGCAAGAGCGAATTGAGCGAGATCTGGAGGCTGTAAAAACCTCACTCAGTCAGAAGTCCGCAGCAGGTAAAGCATCGGCACAGGCAAGAAAAGCCAAAAAAGAAACGAAAGAGCAACGGAGTGACAACGGGTGTTCAACGGGTGTTGATGCTCCGTTGCAACAGGAGGACAACGGAAACCCAACTAATAAAGATACAGATACAGATACAGATACAGATACAGATCTAAAAGAAAACCCAGAGAGAGAGGAGCGCGAGCAAAACGAATTTTTGCCACCGTTTGGAAAATTCCCGATCACCAACGACTGGATCCCAGGAGCTGATTTCGTAGGACAAGCTGCGCTATGGGGCATCAACCTTGGCGAGCGTCCGGGTTATACCGCTGTAGAGCTGCAGCAGTTTCGTGATTACTGGCAATGCGAAGGGAAAGTTAAACACCACATTCAGTGGGAGCAGACCTTTGCATCCAGTCTGCAAACATCTCGTGCTAAAGCAGCCGCGCAGGCGAAAGGCCAACGTCGCCAGCCAGCCCTGACAATATCGACACCTGATACTGAAATACCACCGGGATTTAGAGGGTAACGATGAAAACAACGAATGACGTTCTGGGCCGCCTTCAGCGACTGATCCCCGAAGGCATTCAGCCAAAGTTTACCAACGCCAAGGAGTTGATGGCCTGGCAACAGGAGGAGGGGCGAAAGAGAGCTGCGGAGCTGGAAAAAGAAAATCAGCGCGCACGATCAGAGAAGATTTTTGGCCGGTCTGGTATTTGCGATCTGCACCGCAATTGCACCTTCGCGAATTACCAGGTGAGCAACGAGGGGCAAAAGAACGCGCTGACCCTGGCAAAGAGCTATGCCCAGAACTTCGGCAGTGGGTTTGCCAGCTTTGTGTTCAGTGGCGGCTGCGGTACCGGGAAGAATCATCTCGCGGCGGCAATAGGCAATTTCCTGCTGCAGCGTGATCACTCTGTTCTGGTGGTGACCGTTCCTGACCTGATGCTGCGCGCGCGGAAATGCTATGACGAAGGCCAGTCTGAATCTGAGCTGCTGGACAACCTTTGCAAAGTGAGTCTGCTGGTGCTGGATGAGGTCGGGGTACAGCGCGAGACACGTAACGAGTGGGTGCTGCTTAATCAGATTATTGATCGCCGCCTGGCGGCAATGAAACCAGTGGGGGTACTGACAAACCTGAATTTTGATGAGTTATCGAAAACCCTGGGTGAGCGGGTAATGGACCGCCTGACCATGGATAACGGGATCTGGGTGAATTTCGCCTGGGGAAGTTATCGCAAAAACGTGAGCCATTTGCGGCTTGTGAAATAACTAAACGAGTTTTGACCAATGACCAAACAATTAACCCAGAAAGACCAGGTGGCGATTTTTGTTCGCTACCAACCGAACTGCGCCGTCGGCGACGTTTCCGAAGCGTTGGATATGTCAGGCGCTACAGCAGGCAAGCTGCTGCGCGAGCTGAGCGACGATGGAGTGATAACCCGATCCCGTAACAGCGTCCAGTACACCTATACGGCGTTACCGCACGCCGATATTCCAGATGTGATCCTTCCGTGCATGGAGGAGAAAAGCGACCCGGTGAAGATGCAGGCGGCTGAGCAGAAAGCGAAGGCGCTGGAAGAAAGGGGACTGTGGCGCCGCGCCGCAGCGGTGTATTCGGACATGTTCGGGATCGCCTGCAGTGCTGTCGAAGTTGCTCGGATCGCCAAACGGCGTAAAGAGTGCCTACGCCAGGCGGGGAGGGCTTAACTGATGCCGAGACCAAAAACGCATAGCGAGCGCACGCTGTTCATCTCCTGGATTATCGAAATGGTGAAAAAGCATGGCCGCGCAACGACAAACGATGTCGTCGCCATTTTCGGCCTGCACCGCACCACGGCCGAGAAATACATCCGGGCTGCCGTAGAGCAGGGGAAACTTATCCGCCACGGGCGCTGCGGCGTCTTCCGCGACCAGCGGGCAGTTATCGACTTTGACATGGAACGTTATACGCACCGAGGAGCATCACATGAGTGATTCACTGAGCAACAAAGAGCTGGTGGTCGTTGGCCATCATTTTGCGAAGGCGATGAGCAGCGACACGGCGATAATGGACATCGCGAAGATTGTTTCCCGTCTGGCCGAGCGGCTGGACTGCGCCACCCTGGCGCTGCGCGAGATGACGAAGCAGCGGGACGCGCTGGTGGCTGAGAACGGGCAGATGCTGCGCCTGCTCACCGACATCAGCGAAAACCACGGGGAGTTTGTCAACGAGGAAGACGAATATCTCTACGCTTCAGTACCTCTGGATTATGTGTCAGAAGTGAACATGTATGTATCCCGCGACGTCAACGCAGAAAACCCTTTCAAAGAGACCGACGCCTTCCTGGCTGAAGTGCGTGCGCAGGATGGGAAAGTTACGCTCCCCACTGGTTATTCAGTTCGCCCGGGTCATCCGATTAACGAAGCAGAACGCGGCGTCATGATCCCAAAAGATAACGGCCCATGGCTTTCTCGTCACGATGTTGAACATGCTTTGCGGGTAGCTGGGATCCGCATCAACGGGGAGGGCTGATATGCAATGTTCAACTTGTGGCGACCAAGTCATCTGGATGGGGCCATGGTCGAACCTGACCCACACCGAATGTCAGGACTGTGGTGCCGTGAATAACCAGGTAGCGGATGAGCAAGATGATGAGAGCGATGACTAACCCATGACATTCACCAAAGAGCGTTTGCAGGAAATTGCCGAAGATGGATTTCTGAAGCACGGAGAAAGCAAGCGCAGCAGGAGATGTAGTTAAGGAGCCATTGGGCGTATTCCTTATGCTTTATATGTCATAAAATACACCTTAAAAGTGAGGCGAATGGCTTATGAAATTATTTAGAATTGAAGATGAAGACGACCTCTGGTGTGAATATGGCTTAGCATACGAGGCAATCCTTAACCTTCTGAGAAGTTCGTTTACCGACCAAGCGAAATCAAAGTGGGCTTTAGACAAGGCTTATGTCAATTGGAGGGGAGATAGTTACACTGTCAATGCAACGTTTACTCGCTTTGATGAAGTCCTTAAAGATGTTGTCATGGTCGGTTGTAATGCGGAGGGAAATCGAAAGAACGAGTTAATCGAGACATCATGTGGCGATCCGATTCCAGTTGAGTATGACTTTTGGAAAAAAAGAATACTCACCAAAGGTGGCTAGATAAATGTCAGATTGGAATATTGCAGCAAAACCTCAGGAAGACCGCGATAAGGTTAACGTTGATCTTGCCGCCTCCGGGGTAGCATACAAAGAGCGCCTGAACATGCCGGTAATCGCAGAAGCGGTGATGCGCGAGCAGCCCGAACATCTGCGTGACTACTTCGTTGAGCGTCTTCGCTATTATCGGGAGGTGAGCATTTCCTTACCTAAATCATCCGATCCTCGCTACATTGAAATGACCGAGCAAAATGCAAAATAGCTTTTTAGGAGGCCGAAATGGAAAATAACATAAGCACCTCAATGCTTATTGAAAGAGAACGAGAGCTTGATGATCTGGTGAAGATAGGCCTAGATGAACTTGAGGTCATCGACATTCATGGACAGGTTTATTCAATCCCTCTCAGTCGCCTGACAAATGTACAGCAAGTGGTGCACTGGGTTTGGAAACTTACTGAAAGAGAAGCTTTTGCCATGGACGTTGTCCGTAAATTCACTGAAGTCGCTTCTCAGTATGTTGGGTTCGACGCTAAAAACTAAATCTCCTAAGACGGATGGTAAAGGTTACTTATCATACAAGCTATATGGGGATTCCCATATCGACCCGGTCAGGGCCTCTTCGGAGGCCTTTTTTATTGGCGCAATTTGGTGCTGTGCTTTCATTTTTTCAAATTCGCCAGGCATTTTGTGCGCTTAAAACATTGATCAAATCAGCTCACAGGTATACTGTATGAATATACAGTTAATGCAGCGGAGGCAATTATGAAAGTTGAGTTAACCATTGATCGTACTAAAGAACTTCCTAAGGGCGCGGTTCCGGCACTGGAAAAAGAACTCTTAAAACGACTCCAGGGCCAGTTCGATGATTGCAGTCTGGTGGTACGTCGCGCAAGCTCGGATGGATTAAGTGTTTATGGCGGCGAGAAGGAAGCAAAGAAGACGGTCGAGGGGATTCTTCAGGATACTTGGGAAAGTGCAGACGACTGGTTCTATTAAGATTGTACGCAGGGGTAGCGCGCATTTTCAGAATACCGCAAATTGCGAATCCCATTGATGCTGCTGCCGACAATTTCTAATCGCGTCTGTATGTCGCTCAGGGGGATTATGTGGGGGGTGTAGCTCAGTCAGATTTACGAGTGACCATAACCGATAGCAAAGGAAGGGAGTTGCTGTCCTTCAAGTTGGGGGCGGAGGAGCGCTACATAATTTCTAACAACGATAATTCCATAAACCACAGAAAACTAAGCAGGGATGAGCGTTATTGGTCTAAGGAAACCCTCATGGAAGTTGTAAGAGAAATGGCTTCTAAAAATTGACTTGTCACTACGTACGCAATCATAATTATTGAGCTGGCCTGAACAACCAGCAACCTGACCACGATGCGCCACGGAGAAAGCTCCCATGGCGCAGTTACAACTCATCAAGCAATCCTCAGGAATCCTGATCCCCGCCACGCCGGAGACCAGCGAATTACTGCAATCA